GTACCTTGGGAGATACCGCACTTATTCATCGCCAACGCCAGACTAGTTTACTAGTATTGCGTCTCGTATATGAACTGACCATGAAGGGCTCCTTGAAGTCGGAAAGATCCGAATCAAGAGGCTTGAGAGGACGACGCTTTACGCGATCGTGCATAACTTCTTCTAATCGGCTCAACGGAGTGTCGTTTGTAGCTTCGGCAAAATACCTTAGCAACATTCGCCACCCGTCGATGCTTTTTCGAATGGGTTTTGTCTCAATAGTACGAACTAGCCATTCCTTCTTTTGAAGGTTTCGGTTAATTCGCCACTTTTGAGGTTTCCTCGTTTTGGGTACATAACGTAAACTCGGAGCAGTTTTACCAACTTGCTCTTCGTCTGGGATCGGTCCGTACAGCTTGAAAAGCTGCTCGGTCACCATCTCATAAACGTTAAAGTACTTCCTATCGTACATATGGTTCGAAAATTCGATCCACGATACGTAGGACTCAGGGCTAGGTGATGTTGGCCACGCCGTTCTTAATTTGATCGGTGTGACGTCTTCGCCTTTCATGGCGTCGACGCCACAGGACTCACGAAATGAGCCCGTGACGAAACTCTTAGCACGGTTTACTTTTAAACCAAATGCTTCGAGTACTTCGATCGCGTTCGCGGCACCTGCCGTGGGAACGACCACATCATCACCATATACTAACACCTCGGAGTCGAGGTGCGCATCAGTTAACCCGGCGGTCACGAGTGCCCAGATAGTAAGCGCCATAACGGGAAAGCATAAACAGCTTCCCATTGGCGCGAACTTTTCTAGAGGTAATTCGCTTCCGTCAGGTAACCTAGTAGCTAAACTCCTGCAAGCTGACAAGTACGCAAAAATGCGTCCAGGCCACAGCAGGCGAACCAAACCAACTGATACGCGATCACTGGCCTCCTTGAGGTCTAGTGTCGCATACTGACCAGTTAGGGATCCCAAAAGGGCCCCCAACTGATTCGGTCGTTGGTCTGAGAAGTGAACAGAGTACCTCGTAAGAGGATGCTGTTCGATGTGATGAACGAGCGCCCTACCCAGTCCTTGCTGAATCCACTGGAATTCCAGTGGTTCTGCAGAGATCAGGCGGGGCCCCCTTGAGTCTTTTGGCACGAATATAATTCGTGCCGATCGCTCAACTTCGCTTATTTGGGAGAATTCCCGATAAGCATCACATACATGTCCATTTGATGCGTAGAAATACGCATCGAGGGGATACATGGATGTGATCCGACTAGAGACACTTGTCCAATAGTACTTACCCCAGAGTCGCTCCTTTTGGGAGACGGCTCCAGGTCCGTGCTTTGGATGAATGTCGACGGGATCGAAAGTGCAAGTTGCCTCCGTGAGGAGACTTCTTGCAATTCGGAGTATTCGAACGAAACGGGAGGAGTCATAACCTATAAAAGGCGAGACAACTCGACGTCCAGTCCGAATAAGCTGACAATCAACGGCCGGCGGCCACCAGAGATCGTCACAATGAGGCGCAGAATACGCCTCAGCGTGAGTTTCAAGGTGAACTGCCAACTTGTTGAAGGCTTCATTGAACTCCTTAATGTCCTGCTCAGATTGTAAAAACTGAGTTAGGACGTTTTGTTCTTGTTTAGCTGAGTAAGGGATCTCATATTTATAGAATAAATATAAGATTTGCCTCAGCTCTCTAATGCTAGCAACGCAAGGTGATGGTAAAACCTTGCCGTCGTGATCGAACACTAACTGGAATAACTCACCCATAAAGATGGGAAGTTTACTGTTTCTCAGGGGTTTGAAGCCCAAAGAAGCAGCGTCCATTATATGTTCGCCGGTTAAAGCACTTTCCAGTGCTTTGCCGAGACGTGGTAATGACTTCGTTAAGAAGCCAATACCTTCTCGACTGGTACGTTTTTCGATCTTTTGGATCGTAAGACGATACTGTCGTTGGTTGAATACATCACTGCGTTTCGTATGAACGTCACACAGCAATGCACCGATGAGTTTTACTAACTTATCAAGGCTCTTAGTGACTACCATAAGGTAAGTCTCCTTGAGCATGTGCAACGCTGCGCAACAGACGAAGACAACCTAATGGAGGTGTCAGATCATGGTACGTTCGCGTCGAATAGCTCGTTCGGTAGAAACGATCCATTCTCGATTGTTGAAGTTAAACTTCACTTTCAAGAACTTCACGTTTTTACCTTCGAGTGAGCGAATCATTGCAACGACCTGTTTGAGGCCGTCAACGCTGAATTCGCCTGAATAGGTTACTTCATTCATAAGAATGAGCCAACCTTTCCCACCCCGAAGGGTGGAGCCCCGAAATATTATCGGAGTCAGATATGAAAAGGCAGGTGCCTTTTCATTTTTTCGATACTTACTAGTCATATGTCTGTCTTTCCACTAGGCTAAGACAACTCAATGGGAATTATAAACTCCCATTAATCAGTGCTTCAGCACCGCAGCCCGTACCGTCGTACAAAATAGTGGTCGTTGCCCCGCGAGAAGCGAGGAACGACACCAAATTTGCACAGACCTTCGTGGCTTCAGTGTATGCGGACATATTGCCGACAGGAATGTCAGCAACCGCATAGAAGGACACCTTTTCGAGGCGCGTCGTGTCAAATTGACCAGGGATGGTTTTATCCACCCTGACCAATGACCGACGTCTCTTTGAGATGCCCTCACCGCTTTCACTATGAGAAATAGTGAGGCGATGTGGCGTGTATGGAGCTTCGGTCGTGAGACCGAATTCCAACTGCCGTTCTGTTTGTTTGAGCCGGGTGAACTCTTGTTCAGTTCCGGCGTTGTCTTTTACTTCGTTTGTGTTTAGCGTTGTTGGTAACATGCTGTACTGCAGATTAACCCCTGCAAAGGTGTGGTTCCAACTATCGCCGCCGTGAGGCGGTGAGAGCTGAAGCGAGTAGATACTCCTTAGGAGATATACCGCTTGTGCTTAATGCACTGACAATATCTAGCGCCCTGGTACTGCGTTTATACGCAGTCTCGTGGTGCAGTGATATTTGATGGTATGGCGTCATGTCATTCGTGCCTTCGTGAAGCCTTCCAAAGGTCTTCACGTAGCGATCGATTGACACGGACCAAGACCAATCATGTATGAGCGTAACGGGTTTCATGTTCTGAACCTTGAAGCTGTCGAGCCATGAACTTATGTTCACGACCCAATCGACTACAAAGGTCCAGGGAATTGCATTCCAGATGATAGCGGGGTTAAGGTTAACCCCTAAGGCATCCAACAGCGCCAACATCTCCGCATTTCTGCGTTGATAATCCGAATAGTAATAACTATACAGGATACTGGCGTGAAACGTAGCTTCCTCGTACCTGCAACTTCGTTGTACACGTGTTTGCCCAACTAACTGGTTGGGATACGTGTTTACCGGGTTGACAGGCCACGCGAAGAGTCCGGAAGTCTCGAAAGACTCCCGAAACTGGCCTCGTAAGTCCTTGCTATAATGCTTGGCTCTTATTCGGCCCTCATCGTGAATGAGTTTATTAACTTCTTCACGAACCGTACTAATAGCGGTTTTTAAGCCCGCTATGTCGCGAAGCAACGGCAATATGTTAAACTCCTTTTGGAGGTACACATCCGCAGTTGCCCCAAGTATGCGTTTGAGAGGCTTTCGGTCCCTAAAGAGGGACGGTATAGCCCGGAGACCGAAGAGACGTCCATTCAGGATGTCTCGAACAGTTTCCTTAACTCTACGCAGAGTACGTGGTAGACTACGAAAGTCTTTCAACTCTATTAAAGAGTTGATAAGAGACAATCGTGGCCTGATTCCCGGTAACATCACCTTTTGGGATGATAATATCAGTGAATCTATTCCAGACGGAACTTTAATGAAAGTCCCATCTGGATGTACCTCATACAACACTGGCAAGCCCGTAACGGGCTTGTCAACTGTACCGAACTCATTACTTGCGGGTAACCACGGTAGAGTTATATCGCCACAATTCGAATAGTGTCCGTTACCACCAAGGTAAAAGGACACGTAAGATTTTGTGACGATTCTCTGTGCCGTAGCCCCAGTTGACCAAGTGTTCACGAACAAATAATGTTCGAAACTATTGGACTGGCCGCGAGTATTATAAGGAGATAGTGCGTCGGTAACTTCGAACCGGTCGAAAACGACCGGAGTACGATAGTTAATTGGACCAACATTTGGAAGACCTGGGCCTAATTCAGGCTCAGGTTTCCAAGTTAGTTGGTACCCGGCTCCACCACTCTTTATGTTTCTGGTTCGACTCATACGAATAGGACGGTGAAGTATTCACCATTGTTGGAGGCTCCACAAGGAGCC